TCCTTTTATAAAAGATTCAGGGAGCCGAAGCTCCCATCGTCTTTGGAGAGGTTCTTATACTCCGAAACCATGACCCGCCATAAACGGATTGAATGTTGCATAAGCTGGCAACAAGTCAAAACGAATCTTCTGGGTATTGGCATCACCGTCAGCATACTTACTAACTCTGATAGACATACCATCAGAAGTAGTAGCAATAGTGTCGGTTGAGTAAAGCTTAGGCAACTTAACAGTACCTATGCCGAAAGCTTGCTTCATGTAGAACAAGTTTGGCTGATACATAGTTGCAGATGCACTAAGTACAGTAACAGCAGCTCCGTTAGCAGGAGCAGCATCAACAGTATTGTACTGTCCGTTAGCCTCATAGATAGCAGGACCAGCAACAACTAGGTTACCAGCACCAGAACCATCAAGAGTAACATCAGCAGTAACAACACCTGTCCACTCTACAGCAGCGCCACTTTCATTAATCATTGCAGTCTTGCTATCAAGATTTAAACGATTAACGTCAGCAATCTTAACCATGTCTCCAGCCTTAACAACCATATTGGCTTGTAGAGCTGTTACCGCTAGGGTTTGAGTCATAGTGTCTTTTGCTGTGACATAAGTTGCATCAGGAGCAGCACTCAAAGTACCAGCTCTGTCAGCGCCTGTGCCAGAGGTAAAAGTGTTTAAGCTCTGAGAAGTTAACGCTCTAAGTCCACCAAAGTTGGCAGAGATTTGAGAGTTTTCCCAAGCTGTACGAACTAAACTATCCGCAGCACTCAGGCCATTTTGAACGCTTGCTAGTTTAGTAGCTGTGAAAGGATTCATAACATAGAACTTATCAGCAGATGCTGGTACGCCTATGCTATCCAATAACGCTCCAGCACCAGCTACGTCAGTCCAAGCGTCAGCAAAGACACCATGAGTACCATAACGGAGTGAAGAGTTTCTCATCATGTATCCACTGAGGTCTGTTTCCAGATCAGTAACAATACGCCTAGCAGCAGGAGCCAATATCTGGTCTAGTTGGTCTAGTTCGAGAGCTTCTTCAATGTTGCTCCACGAAGTGGAAACAGTGAAGTAGTTCTGAACCGTACCAGTTGCCTTGCCTGCAATGATGTCAGACTTAGCTGCGCCAGATATGTCACCGCCTGCTGTACGGATTGAGTTGTAGTCATGTGGGCGTTTGAAGTCTACATTACTACCAGTGGAAGGATTAAATTTGCCACTCAAGAGCTGAGTGTCAACGGTTTTAGTAACTACGCGAGAAGCTTCAAAAGCATCTAAAAATACTCTTGCCACTTTCCGAGTAATGTTACTCGATAAGTTATTAGCCATTGGGCCACCTCATTCATTCAAATGTTGCTCCTGCTGGGCCTCTAGCTTTAGGCGCTGAACCAGCACCCTGTGGCGTATCAACCGGAGGAGGAGCCGCACTTACTTTAGGTTTAAGTTTTGCAGCTTCAGCCCGAATCTGATTTTCTATCCTAACAGCAGCCTGCATTGGAGACATACTGCGAATGTTGTCAAGTTCAACAGCATTCTTACTGAGGTACATGGTAATCGCTGGACCCATATCATCATCTAATATGTAATCGACAAGTTCCTGCGATACACCAAAGCCAGCTACAGTGTTACCCGCAACTTGCAATTCCTCTGGCGTAATACCCAAAGCAGCAGCTTTTTTAGAATAAGAGTTAATCTTCTCGTTCTGTTCAGCTACATATCGTTCTTGTTCCTGCTTCTGAGACAGCAAGCGCTCTTGTTCTCTAGCCTCTTGCTGTGCATCGTAAGCAGCTTGTCTTGCTATTGCCTGATCACGCTCACCAGCCTTTCTCCTGAACTCCTGATCGCTTAACTGATAAGGGTCAGGCGTTGGCGGTATAACAGGCCTCTGTTCTTTCGGAATGCTTTCTTCAAGAGCTTTGATTCTTGCATTTAAGCCTTTGATTTCCCTATCTTTTTCAGAGATTTGGAAAACTTTCTTGCCTATAGCTTTATCAAAAGATTCTTGTTGAGCCTCGTTAAAAACAGGTTTAGTAGATTTTTCCTGAGCTTCCTCAGTATCCGTGGATGATTCGGAGTCAGTTTCCTGACCTTCAGGTTCAGTCTCTTCAAGCTCAAACGTAATGTCTGTAGCCTCATCAAGATCATCTTCTGGTAGCATCTTAACCTTCCGTAAATGCCGTCAAATAAACGGTGACGTTCCGCACCTCCAAAAAAGCGTGGAGTTCGCTGTACTTTAACTATACCACATATTGTGGTTTTTCATAATTATTTAACTAATCTGATAAAATTAATCCTCTAGCAATTAGATCATCAATCATCTCTCTTGTAATGAGTCCTTGTCCTCCAGACTTTAATGAACCAGCTAAACCAGAGCCAGCAGTTCTTGCTCTTCCTCCAATAACAGGTCTTTCCCTATTAGGAATATCAAATCTTTTAATGTTTTGTATTTTTGGTTGTATTTTGTCCCTTTGAAAACCAACTGTTCCATCATCTAGTTTTTTAATATCTATATATTCTTGACCAGCCTCTCGCCCTTTTCTCATCATCTCATCTATAAAGTTTAAATTATTTTTATATGTTGGGTTCCAATCTAATATGCTAAACCCTTCAGTTGTTGCTCCTATTGGAACTCCTGTTAACGCAGCAGGATAAGATGGATGGGTGCTTCTTGGTTTTGTTTGTCCTGACTTTGGATCAAGTAAATACATTGAGTTAACCATTCCCCAATCTTTGTTAAATTGAGAAGGGTCTGTCACCAAAGCTCTTGATTGAGAAAGATTTAATGCACCAGCTTCTCTAAATTCGTCTAAAGCTCTAGTTACATTTTTTCTTTTACCGCCTATAGATGCTAAATACTCGTCTGTTACATTATCAATCCCCATCCAATCTGGTATTGGCTCTTTGCCAGCAGCATATTTATCGCCTTTCTTTGTTAATACTCCATTTCTTATTCTTTCATCTAATAATTTTTTATCTTTCGGTTCCATCATAGCTCTAGAATATTTTACCGCTATGTTTGTTGGCATGGTTGCAAAGTCTGGGCTAGAAGGAGTCATTCCATGTGGAGCAAAAATAACGCCTTCTCTTCCGCTAAGTTGTTGCGCCTTTCTAGCTCTGTTTATTTGACTTTGAATAGCTCCGTCAGCAGAAGCAAATGCTTGTCCAAGTTCCATTTGCTCAGGCTGAAACCCAAAGAAAGTCCCGCCTCGCATTTTTTCATCTATAGGAACTCCATCTAAAGATATTAAGTTTCTAAGGCTACTATCGGTGGTATCTGTTATGCCTGTCATGTAGGCTCTGTCTTCTAAGTCAGAAGCTCTTGCAATGGGAACGCTTCTAAGCTCAGGTTCACCCCATACAGGATTCATGTTGTTTACTGAATCAACATCTAAAACTCTTTCTAACAATGTTGTATCTCTAGTAACCTCTGGTGTCTCTCCTGTTATATCCCTTAACGCACTAATAGCACCAGAGCCAGCCACCTTATTGTTACCACTAAAAAAAATTGGATCGCCTTGATCGTCTAGTCTTGGCACACCTCTATCTTCTACTTGATTTTTTGGGTCATTTGGCTTTCTGTAATTAACTTTTTTTGCCAACACCAATGGTCCAACCTGAAGTATCTGTTCAGCATCGTCTACCAATTCAAAAGTTGCCTTGTTGTAGAATCCGCTTCCTCTTATCGGATTCATGCCAACTTCTACCCAATCTCCAGCGTCAGGAGCTGTCCCATCAAGTATGCTTCTTACTTGCTGCTCAACAATTTTGGGATCACGATTTTCCCAAGTGCCGTCTATTCTTGCTATTGGCGTTTTACCCTGACCTTTTGCAATTTCAAGAGCCTGCTTTGGGTTTGATGAAAAAGAAACATTGTTCAGTACGGTTGTTGGACCATAACCCAGCACCGTACCACTTTTCTTGCCTCCCTCGTGAATTGTGTTTACCCAAGTTCCTTGATCTTCATAAGCACTAATATCAAGCCTTGACGATGCAGGAGTTCCGTCTGGTATATCTATGTTAAGACCAATTATTCCTGCCGTTCTGTCTGGAGATTTGTCCAAGCTCAATGCAATTTCTTCTAGGGTAGGAACATCCATCAACTGGCCTAGCGGCTCTGGAGGCAGCACCTCTTGAACAAGTGCGCGGTATTCCTCGAAAGTCATTTCTCCATCTGAGACTTTCTGTGCAGCTATTTTTAATTCTTCTGGTCTTTCTTGCTTAAATCCACTTCTTGTTTTTTGCCACTCTTTTCTGTATTCATCAGTTAGATTTAGCTTGTTTCTAGCATCCTCTAAATTTCCACCGTATTGTTCATAAGCTCTTTTCTTACCGCCAGAAGGTAGTCTGACCCCAGAACCTAAAACTTTTCCTGTTGTTGTTGCGGGATTACCACCAAACATAACAAGAGTGGGATCAGCCTCAACTATTCGCTCTTGCTTTGGATCATAGTATTGTCCACCAGACCCAAAAGCCTGTACTTGCTCTGCTATGTGTTGACCAAAACCTTCTACCATATTTAAAGCAGACCTTGCTACGGATGCTTGTTCTTTTGCATCTCCTAAGAAAAAATCACGCGCCGCACTACGAACTGATCTGGCTCCTCTTACTACAGGTATATACTCCATACCAAACTCTGCTTTTCCATACTCTGCTGGTATGTTTTGAACCTGATAAGTAACTTGTCCTTTTTCATTAAGATAAGGTTCGCCAATTTGCCTGTTTTGCTCTGGACTTATAACCTCTCTTCTCAGAGGAAGAAGCAAAGAACCTAAAGTACTGTCACCACCATAGCTGTAGTTGATGCCTCTTCTTTGAAGTTCTTCTTGAGCTGCCTTGCTTTCGTCAGCATCTCCAAAAAAGCTGCCTGTCTCAACCTTGTTTACAGCTAAGTCTGCAAGTATAGGCGCTAGAATTTCGTGTAATGCACTAGGCACGTTAAATCCTTAAACTAAATAGTTAACTGTGTATTCTCTGGCCCTAGAGCTTTTGGCTCCACGCCAATCGTAAGTGTCTATCACTGTCACTTCTTCTACTGTCTTAACAACAGGCTCCTCAACTACCTCAGTCCTAGTCTCTCGGTTAACGTGAGTTGAGACTAAAGGTACTGCTGATACTGGTCCTGTCGCAATCTCATTCATTGTAGTTAAACCAAGGGTAACGAGACTTTGGTACATCATTTATGTTTTGTAGAGTGTCTCTTCCCATCACAAACTGAGGAACGCCCCCCAACTCTCTATTCCTGCCACCACTAGCAATAGTCATCATAATTGCATCCTTAGCTTCTTCTGGACTTAATCCCTGTCTTGCAAGCTCTAAACCAAACTCATTGTTGATGTAATCAAGGTATTCTGTTCTTGGGTCTTTGCCTTGTGACTTCTGCTTAATAGCTTGAAAGTGTTCTTTAGCCTGAGCACCAAGACCAGCTAATGGATTCTGTCCTGCGTAATAAGCAAATAGCGCATGATTGACTATGTTGAATATCTCTTCATCGCCTCTTATGCCTGTGTTCTGCCTATTCATCTCGCCTTCTTTTGGCAGGACCAACTCAACCCTAGAGTTTTTACCTATTAAACCAGCATCTACCATCTGATTAGTAAGCTCTACTGCCTCCTGAGATATAGCAAGCTGTCTTTCATCACCAAATCCTAGAGCATCAGCGCCTTTCTTAATTAAAGACTCTCCGCTATCAATAAGGTATTGCTTTAGTTCATTGTCCACGATTAGCAATCCTCATAAGGTCTGGAGTGCTCATGTTTCTCATGCGGTTCTCGTTATTCATCTCTTGTATTTCTCTTTGGTTCTTTATCTCTTCACCAAAGGTCTTAACATCAGTGTTGTCTATCTCTGCTCCAGCCTTCTCAGCATCTACCTCTACCTTGAGCCTGCTAGTCTGAGCATTAAAGATGTCTACCTGACTCTTTGCCTGATTTACTAGAGATGTATTCTGCATCTTCTGAGCTTCAATCTGTATACGCATAGTTTCGTTCTGCACTTTCTGAGCTTCTACTTGCGCCCTCAACTGCTCTGCCTGAGCTTTACCCATCTCTGCCTGAGCTATTATGAAAGCTGGATCAGGTTCTTGTGGCTGTTGTTGAGCTTGAGCCATAGCCGCTAATTCGTCTTGCGTCATCTGAGACTGAGGTATCATTCCCTGAGAAAGCATCTGCTCTCTCTTTCTGTCAGAGATTTGTTTTGCTGAAGCAGTAGAAACATTATCCAATAGGACATCACCAGCAATCTGCAAGATAGTAGGATCAATCTTTGCGATCTCAATAATGGTGTCGATTGTCTCTTTCTGTCTGTTCTTAAAGCTTGCTCCAGCTCTTACACTTACATCGTAAACGCCCACAGACAGATCATTCAGAGTTACAACCTCTCCGGTTTGCTGGTCAATCTGTTGCGTATTAATCGGAGCTACATCATAGGTTTGATCTTCTTTAAGAATCCTAACCGTTCTTGCTGTGTTGTATACTTTTGGGATAGCCTCTACCAATACACGCCCAGTTGCTCTTATGCCTGTCTCTAAGGCGCTGAAATACTTAAGCGTAGAGTTGTCACCCTTGTTTTGTAATTGCTCAATAGCTACACCACTTTGTAGTCCAGCATTTTCTCCCATGTTTGATGCATACATTCCTGAAGCGTAAGTAATCATGCCACGCATCGCTTCAGAGATTGTTCTAAGTCCAGCGTTGATTGCTGCGCCTCCTACTTGTTGAGGCGGGTTTGGAGCATCAGGATCAGGATTATAAAACTGCACAGGATCAGAGTTAGTGTTCAGAGTAGCCAAAGTATCTTCATGCCCAGAGGCCTGAGCTGGTGTCATCATAAACTTGGCTCTAGGTGCTAAGGCTCCCTCTTCAATCTCTCTGCTTACTGAGTAGTTCAATACTCTTTGAGGATCAAGCAGCTTCTCTACTACACCCCAATAGATAGACTTGTTCTCTGTAATTCTGTAGTTAGCATAGATAGGGACAACAGGCATTCTGCTAAACACTGTTTCCGATTTATCCTCTAACCAATCTTTTCCGTCAAAGAATCTACTGCAAACTGTTTTTTGTATTCGCTTTCTTCTTTGTATCTCGTTGATTCCCATTGCCTTGAAGTCATCAGTCACCTTCTTCAATTCGCTGTCAGCCTCATGCACAGCACCATTGTCAAACATGACTAGCTCTCTATCAGACTCTTCACAATAGATGAACTCACCAATAACAATAACTTCAGCCTTATCGTAGTAAGCATCACCATCTCTTCCTTCCGATACACTTTCCTCTGAGCCATCAGGCCATCTGCGCTGGTACTCTTCTTTGCTTATGGCGTGTAACACAAAGCAATAACGACTGTCAGACTTGTCTTGTCTCTCTGCTGCCGGATCAAAGAAGACTCTATCTATGGCATTGCCTATCTTTTCTATAACCAAGTCTTGCTCAAAAGAATCGTCATCAATGTATTTCTGTGAAACTCTCCAAGCATCAAAGCCGCCTACTACCATTCCTCTGGCTGACTCTGCGTAAACATCTGAAGCGTCACTCATAGTTTCTATGTTGCGTATGATTCCATCGTAGGTGTTAGCTATAGACTGAGTAGCACTACCGCCAGCAGGCGCAATCTTTACATCGAACTCTGCCTGAGTTATCTCTGAACATATTTGGTCCACAATAGGATTGACCATATCAAAAGTGTAGCGTGGCTTTTTCTCGTTCTTTGCCTGACTTAACCACTTAGGCTCCCATTGCCCATCTCTCTTGTCTAAGAACAATGCACACTCTCTAGCCTGATCTCTCATGTCTTGATCTGCATTCTGAGCTTTGGTTAGAAGGTCATAGACGTAATCGTGCTCTTTGTATTTCTTTGAGGAGTAAGGCTTGTCTTTATATTTCATCAGTCATTCCATCCTGCAAAATTAATTTTAGTGGGCGCTGCTTTTGTCTTAGGCCTGTAGCAAGCCATCATCAAAGCGTCACCCATGTTTGGAGATGGTAGCTGATAAGGCTTTCTTGCCATCTCTATCTTGGACATGATCTGTATTTTACCAGTGTTGCTACGCTTTAACGGTATGCGGCAAACCTCTGACCGGATTTGGTCTAGGTTAGATATGCTTGAGGATAAGCTAATTTGGTCCTCTGGGTCTACATATTCTCCACGCTCAACTGCACGATAAGTGTTGTAGAACCTATCTCTGAGCCGCCACCAGTATTGCGCTCTCTTATTAAAAAAGGTTTCTCTGTTAGTCTTGTTCTTTGTCTTGCCACCTTCAGTGTACGGTTGCTCTGGTTCTTCTACTCCCTCTGAACCCTTGAACATGAAGTAGTCTATACCGTTCTTATCGGCCAATGCGTTATCTACTTGCCGTTTAAGACTAACACCTAAGCCGTCACAATCCCAGACAAACCAATCTGCTCTATGCTCTAACGCTTTGTCCAGCGCCCAATCCATTCCGTCTGCTGCCTCTCCGGTCACCATTTCACTGATGTCTAGAATTTGGTTTCCTCTCCTAACACA